ATTGGAAAAACACTACACAGCTTAAAGTCTATTGTACGTCCTGACGGTGGTACGACGACAAATGCTAAAGTAGACGAGCAGCTACACGATGAGGAAGGCGCAGAGTACTGGATAAGGGACGTAGCTGAAACACGGTCTGGCGAAGGACCAAGGAGATTAAGCACGCCGTCTGTTGATTACGTTGAAGGCGAAGGCTGGCAGCGTATCACTAACTACGGTGCTGAGTTAGAGGCCCCTGCTGACCCACAAGGCGCAGACGAAGACGCTGAAGGGTACGATGAAAATTACGCCGATAACTATAAATATTATCGTCAACGATCTTACCCCAGCATTGATGAGATCACCGTGGCTCTGTGGGAGAAAACAGTGGAAGACAGGGCAGACGCTGCTGACGCAGTGGAGGTTCTACGACAAGCTGTAAAAACTAAATATCCAAGTCCAGCTAAGATTGCTTCAGACAAAGCTGCTGCTATTGCTGCTGCTGAGGCTGCTGCTATTGCGGCTGCTGAGGCTGCTGCTGCGGCTGAAGAAACGCCTGAATAAGCATGGTAGTAGCGGAGACAATGCTTGCGATCAGCCTAGTCAAGGGCGGGATCGATCTTGTCAAAGGAGCATTGGATTCTGCTGAAGATGTTAAGGGAATATACAACGGACTCGATCAACTCTTTGCTCACAAGGATGATGTAGACAAGCAGTTAGTCGCAAAGAAAAAGGCAGTCAAACCTAAGAGTAAACTGCATCAACTTTTTGTAAAGACTACGCAAGAAGATGACGACGATCTTAGTGTAGGTGCTGTCGCTGCTATGGTGATAGAGCAGAAGAAACTAGACAGAGAAATACTAAATCTATCTATAAGAATCAACAACAAGTTTGGGGACGGGACTTGGGAAGAAATTATTAACATCAGAGAACAGAAACTAGAAGACCGGAGAGTTCAGCATGTTAAGGATCGTAAGGCTGCTAAGCAAAAGGCTCTGGAAGCTGAAGAAATGCATCAGCGAATGTACCGATACGCCGTGGAGTTTTTAAAGATTGTTGGTGTAATAATTATAGCCGCCGTAATGTTTTACGCTGTATGGGTTAACCGATGCCAAGGAGCAAGCTGTTCATGAAAAAGACAATGGTAGAATTATCTAGTGATTTAGAGGCCCACGAAAAAATATGTTGCGAGCGATCAAAAGGTATTGAGCTTCAGTTCTCCGGTGTAAATGCGCGGCTGAAAAGACTTGAAGTTATCTTGATGACTAGCACGGGCGCTATTATTGTCATGCTATTAAGTTTGGTCGTTAAAGGCAGCTAATGCCAGAGATCCAGATACCTCAAGGCTGGCTTACCTGGGTGGCTTTTGTTGTCACTGTTCTTGTTGGTCTTGCTATAAAAGATTGGGCATCTGATTTAATCTCGGCTATTAAATGGAAGACAACTCCAGGGTTTGAACCTATGGAGACTTGCATCTTAGATGGGGACAAGGTTACTATAATACATATAGGATTACGAGAGACAATCTTTGAACGCAACGGGAAATACGGACGAACTTGGCAGTATATACCATCGTCCAGAATTATATACCACGAACTACGTCGTGTCGTTGGTGATGACAGAATGCTAGATCATAAGATTAATGGAAAAGAGGAAGGTTAAATGCTGACACTTTTAGGATCTTTAATTGGCTTTGGTAGTTCTTTTCTGCCAAAAGTCATGGACTATTTTCAAGACAAGTCAGACAAGGCGCATGAACTTGAGGTTATGACTCGTCAAGCGGAGATACAACTTGATAAAACGGCTATTGATGCAAACATTAGAGAAGTCGAAACTGTCCATGAACATGACGCTGCTCTTGATGGTGGGGCTTTTGTCAATGGTCTTAGGGCTTCTGTTCGCCCTATTATTACTTATATATTTATGGCCCTCTTCGTCGGAGTAGAGATTGCCACCTACTACTTACTAATAAAGAGTGGCGTGGCACCTGGAGAAGCTCTAGTTGCTGCATGGAGTGAACAGATTATGGCGCTCTGGGCAAGCATTTTAGCTTTTTGGTTTGGTGGACGACAATTCAAAAAATGAGGTGTAACGATGAAGGTATTGCAATTATTAAGAAGTACGAAGGCTGTAGTCTTAGATGCTACTTGGACCCTATTGGTATACCCACTATCGGCTTTGGTTCTATTTGGGGCCTTAATCACGCTAGGCTGCGCAGCAATCATAGAGATATTACCTCAGACGAAGCGGAATACCTCCTTAAGAGAGAACTTCGTTCAACTGAAAATGCTGTTGCAAGAATGGTTAAAGCGCCGCTAACAAGCAATCAATTTTCTGCTTTGTGCTGTCTTGTTTATAACATAGGCAGTGGTAACTTTAGAAGAAGTACAATACGAATGAAACTAAATAGACAAGATTTTAATGGTGCCTCAAAAGAATTTTCTAAGTGGCGTAGAGCCGGAGGTAGAATCCTTCGGGGTTTAGTTCTCAGGCGAGCCGAAGAAGCTTGGCTTTTCCGAAAGTAAGTTCAACTTTAATTACAATTTCTCTTGTTGTTGTGATAATATTATTATTGTCGGCTGACAAGCAGCCTTACCCTGTAGACGAAAAGGGGAAAATAATTGTTGAGCCCAGAATATTAAAGTCATGGCAGGATTGAAAGATTGCCCCTATTGCGGTGCCGTCACACGGCCTCAGCTTATTTATGGTTTCTACCAATGCGGACGATGTAAGCGAAACATCGACGAGATGTGCCAAGAGGACGCTGCGCGGAAAGACGAGGATTACGGCAGTTTAGTTTCTTTAAACCAATCAACCGGAATTAACTGAGTGCCGGATGCCAATACACATACCCCATTGTGAGACCTGACGACAACTGACCAGCTCAAATCGTCACCCGTATATATCTCAATTAAGTTGTTTGGGTTTGACATTGTTCCTATTAGAAACAGCTTCTGGCTCTTGCCAATAGTATTTAAAAACTGTTCGCGATCAAGACATAGCATATTTATGCTTTTTACTTCAGCGGCTTTTGTCGCCATACTGAAACCGCAAAGCATACTTACGATTAGCATCTGAATAGTTCTTTTTCTCACTGGTCTTCTCCCTTTCTAATACTTGAACCCATGCCAGGTAATTGCACTCTCTGCACTGAACACCCTCGTAATAGTGCATGTGGAGGTAGCAAGGTTTTAGTTCGACAGGGTTTTCTTTTTCGTAGTTTAGCAATCGGCGTGTCATATTTCCTCACAGCTTATAGAGATGGGTAGAGATGGGTATGTGTTGTCCATCGCCATCAGGCACTGGTCCATATTTTCAAAGTTTATACGCAGCTCAAAGGGGAGGACTAGGTGCAATATTATGATTAAAGTTGCCATTTTCTTAACAAGGACTTGCTGTGATTAGTGGTTTAATTTTGCTGGAGCCGCTAAATTGTTTGAAGTAAAGTCTTTCCCCCACCATTAGGTCACCAAAGGGGCTGAACGCATAGACATCCCCAACAACAGGAGTGTGGACAATGTGACAACCAACGTAAGCATATTTGCTGGGGCTGTTGCGGCCAGCCTGTTGCTGGCCAGGGCTACACGCAGTTAATGCGCCTAATATTGCAATTCCTAAAATAACGTTCATACTGAAAAACCTTTCTTACACGGAAAAATCGATTGAGTAGCTGTCGCTAAAGATTCGGCGGTCATACTTTGCTCCAAACTTATTAAAAGACGGCGGGATCTTTTGAACCATGCTAACACTAGACCCGTCACTGCCAAAGTAATACATTTTTAACCTCCGGTCCTCGTCGTAAATAACGACTTGTGATATTAATGCGCCGATTTGCCGTTCCATTAAATCAGCACCAGGAGGACTCTTAGGATAAAATCTAACACGTCCTGAACCCGTGCTGGGCAATAAATCTTTCGCACAGGGCAACGTATGACTTTGAATAGTTGCGCCAGTTTGTCGTGACGTGGATAGCCTCCTCGAAATGTAATTTTGTCATGTTGTCTCCTTTTTTAATGTTGCTTTAGTTTATTCTATAAGGTGTATTTATACGGATGTAAATAAAAAGATTTACTTATATATAAATAT